GGACTCTCGTCCGCCCGGTTTGTTACCCAGTTTTCCTTCTGGGGTCTAGCCTTGTGGTGATGCTAGTTTACCATACTGGGGCCTTATGGCGCCCCCAAACCACCGAGATGTGAGGCGTTCTCGTTAAACAACGCCGGCCTGTTCTAAGGTCCCACAAATAGACGCTTCACTATCTGAGCGAAATCAGTCTTTGCGGACCCACCTGCAACAAAAGAAATGGGATCAGAGGTTCCCGGTGATACCTGATCTAAAACAACGTCGAAGGGAAAACACACGCAAAATTAATATGGCTACAATCACGTGTATAAATAAAGTACATAGCCCTCTTCTCTCTGGAACCGCAACGCCTGATAACGGCCCGGCAGCTCCGGCCAACCCTCCGCCAAGTGTGTCACCCACTAGCTGCGATTCTGCGGCAGTGTGGCCACGTAGTGCGGCTGTGACCGATAACTCCCAGTCGCCAGGGGGGCCCCGGTTCACGGGTCGGCTCCATGAGAGAACAGAACCAGTGCTTACATGTCGGCACTTTAAACGTATGCACAAGTCTCGAGACCGGATCGGCGGATTTGGGTATTGGTGTTCATGCGAGGACGAACACCCCAATTCCGGAAGTCGATTCCGTCCGTTGGAGAACCTCGACGCTCCTACTCCGACGTCGTGCACGCGACGAAAGTTTTACAAAGGGAAGTGCAAAAAGATTGTGAAGATCCTTGAGTTGGATCAGTCTTTAAAGCCGGTTCGTCCGGTACCCGACGGGATTGTTTGTGGCTCGCTTCGCAAACACCTAAGGTCAATGTACCCTCCTGAGATCACTCTTGTTCAGGAGATGTCCATCAAAACCGCTACCAAAGTAGAGGTTCAACCGTGTAAGTATTGTGAAGGCCTACAATACGACCGAGTGGACGAATGGAAGAGGCAGAGGCAGCTGCCAGCTGATGTGGATGAGGATGCGCTTGACCGTTTTTCGACGGCGTTTTCCGCGAACATCCCAGTTGGCTGGAACAAAAAGAAAAGCCCGTATATTCCGAACGGGCACGCCAGTCTGGGGCGTAGTAGGTGTAATGGAGGTACATGGAATAAAGGTACCTTTTCTAGTGAAGTGGAGGTACAGCTCGTGCATTCCTCTGGGAAACCAAGGATCGTCACACTGTACTCGGAGTTTAACACCTCCGTTCTCAGCCCACTTCATCATTCACTCTACTCTTTTCTCAAGAGGAGGGGTTGGCTTCTTGTTGGTAGTCCCACCAGTGAGAGGCTCCGTCATCTACGCGACAATTCGCGTGGATCAGAGTGGCTTTCTTTTGATTATGAGTCAGCTACGGACAATATTAAAACTGCGTACGTCAGACGGGCAGTAGAAATCCTTATAGAAAAAGGAGAGGGTTTGACTTTTGACGAAGTCAGGTGCTTACGGGTCGTGTCAAACCTCGACGTGGGTTTGGGCCCCTGTGAGACTGGGCAGCCAATGGGAAGTTTGATGAGCTTCCCACTGCTGTGCCTAATCAATAAGACCGTCGTCGATCTTGCCCTCACCGATCTTATGTTGAAGAAACATATCGGTTTTAAGGAGTGGACGAGGCATCCTTGTTTGATCAACGGGGATGACCTCTTGACTCGACATTGTGGGAGCGGCCACATTGGTGAAGCGATTCGGATAGCGGGAGGGCACGTCGGCCTGAAGACTAACGATAGCAAAACCATGGTGAGCCCGGATATGGCAGAGATGAACTCCACTGTCTTCCGCGACTGCAATGAAGAGAGAAAAACGAATGTGGCCGCCCTATGGATGGGTGAGCAGGTTTCTGACGTTCTCGGCTTTGCCGCTGAGGCTACCGCTAAACCTGCATCATTCCTGGCGGTCGTAGAAGCCAACGCGTCGAGACTGGCTCGACAAAAAACAAAAACAATTGGCCCTATGACCGTGCACAATCGTTGCGCGAGGTTGCGTCTTAACCGACGTAGCAAAACATGGCGAGCAATGAATTCAACCCCGTCTTCCGAGGCACCAAAGGTCACCAATCTTTTCCCTGTTGAACCCGTACCCGCCGGGTTTTCGCTTACTCGCGAGGAAGAGATTGCTGCAATTGACGACACAGTCAATAGGGTCCGCTCACTTGAGCTTTGGCGTGCGGTGCTTCCTTCAAAGGCGCGTGCCGTTAGAGAACAAAAGAAAATAACTACAAGTGAGTGTGAAGGGAGGCCGAAGAAATACCGGCTTCTCAAAAGCAAGAAAACCACTTCCGAGGACATGGTGATGTCCTGCCTTGTACGGAAGTGGGAGGAAAAGCAATACAAGGCGCTAATGGTTTTGGAATACGAAAATGAGTACTCTCTCATCGTATCTGATCTTTCCCCCATCAACGCTATGATTGATGAAATAAAGAAATTTAAACAAAAGAGAGTCAGGCCCATACCCTCTGCCCCTCCGGGGGGATCATCCGAGAAATTTGGTGATTATGTCAGTCTGACTGATGACTACTAGTGATAGTGGTCCCGACCTGCGG